CTCTTGACCCTTTTAAGGAATTCAGTAGTGACGAGGTTATGCAGTTCATTAAACTGCTCTTCTGTGGCTTTAGCCATAATTAAAAGTTTTGAATTTTAGATTTTTTCCGTGATCTAATCCTATTCATTACTTGTTCAAAGTTTCCAACATAATCACTAGGATCATCCGTCTTTTTCTTTTTCTTATGAGACTTTTGCCTCATACGCTTTCTATTCTTCTCTTCTTCATCTAGATAGTCTGGACCAGATCTTTGATTAGCCATTATGAGAATAGTTTTTCTTTTACAATTTTAAGTGCTTGATCGTCTAATTTGTTGTCAGTTCT